ATTAAATTTCAACCAAGCAGAAACAGTAATAGAGGATGGCGATAAATCATTTGTTTCGCCTATTACTATTTCAGCATCCCCACCATCAAAAGCTAAAGAGTATTCATCCCTGAATACATCACCACCCATTGTTGTTATTCTTCTTGATGGAAACATTAGTCTTTTACAAACCCAAGACGAAGAACAATACTGCTTTCAGCATAGTCTGTTGTATTTTGAACAATTCCCCAAACATATAAACTTGTTGAACTTGCCTCTGCCTTACAAACCATGCCAATGTTTTTTTTATCTCCTATTGCAACAACACCTGCATCAAAAGCATTTGTTATTGAGAAAAAGCCACAAGTTCCATCTAGCTCTGCTAGTGTATTATCTCCTGATGCGACTGAGTCACCTGTTTCAGCTGCACTTCCATCTGATGATATAACTAAATCTACTGCACCTGTTGCCCCTGATTCATCTACTATCATGCAGCAAGATTGAAGAATTGCTGTGCCACCAGCGACTGATACTGCATTTGGAATTTCTGTTACTTTAAATAGTAAATCACCAGCTGTTCCCGCACCTTGATTATCCACGTCTGCTGCTACTGTAACATCAATTAAATCAACATCCATCTTGTTGAGTTTTTCTGAGGCTGTATACTTTTTTATATTTGTTTTAGCCATATTAAATCTCCTCTACTTTATAGCCTTTTGCTACAACTCTTTTCATTTTAGCTCCATTAAGATTTTTGGAATCTCTGTATATAATAGTACCATCTAATGTGGTAATTTTATAAGAA